CGTTCGGGTCAAAGATACGCATGATATCCTGTTTTGTGACTGCGATCGGTGTGGTTGTCGGGCAAACGAAGAAGTTTAAGTTCTTTGCAGAAGTCCCTTTTTCATAGCCACCTTTTTCCTGTCCTGCTGTCTTTCCATCATTAATCTTGATTGCACTATACATTCGATTGGAAGGTGTTGAGATAATCGGTACATTATCTACCGATGGCACCTGCGTCTGAATTCCAGCTTTCGAAAAAGTAACTGCTGTAATCTTGCCCGAAAGCTCCAATTCCAATTCCATAATAAATTCCGATGTTGCCTGACAGATTAAAGGTCCATTATAATAATCGCGTACTGCTTTAATCCCTTCTTTAAGTTTGCGAAGGGCAGAAGTTCCAGTTGCTCCAGGTGTGTAACCTTTACCAATCATGCCGGCTTTATTTGCTGTAAGAACTTCTGTTGCAATCTTGGAGATACGATAGGCATCAATCTCTGGGATTACCTGTGTTCTCTGAAACTCTCCCATGGCCGCTCCAGCCGTTGTTACGAAATTATTTTCATCCACATCCATTGGATCTAACTGAAATAAACGACCTCTATCCTGTGTCATTTTTCTAGTTTCGTATTCCAGTGTTATGGAGCCCTTCTGGTATCCATTGTCACGGTCATAATCTCCCATTCCCTGAATGCTCATTTTAGGGATTTTTACTTCTGCTCCACCGCTATACTTTACCTGACCGGCATTTGCGTCCATCCAGCCGGTTGTTGCTTCCTGAACTGCAATCTTATCAAGCTGTGTCTGAAATAAAGTTGCAGTTGCTAATGTATTAAGTGCCATATATTCTCACTCTCCTTTTTTAGTTGTAAATACCCATCATTGCATTGTATACCTGCTTTTCAAGGTTGTCCTGTCCACCTGTCTCTGTTGCTTTCTTTGGCGGCTTATCGCCTTTTAATTTTTCATCGACTGCTGCTTCTACTGCCTTCTGGAAGGTATCTTTTACAGTCTGCATTGACTTTTTGCAAGAATCTGCATCCGTATAATCAAGAACCTCTGCAAGTTCTACCGGAAGGCCATCAGAAGTTAAAGTATTTTTTGCTTCTGCCATCAGTTCCGCTCTTGCCACTTTCTGCTCTCTTTCAGAAAGTTCTTTGTCCCTTTTGTTCTGCATATAGGTTTTCTGTTCGTCTTTTGTCATTTTAGCCAGCTTTTCTGCTTCGGAAAGCTTATCATCTGTTAAGGCTTCCCACTTCTCCTGTGCCTTTCCTACAGCTGTATTCACTGCTTTCTGTACTCTGCGGTCAAACTCTGCCTGATTCCCTTCCTCTGCTAAAAAGTCGTCAAAAGAAACTGGTTCCGTTCTGGCTCCGTTATCGTCCCCACCCTCGGGTCCGCCACCGTTTCCTCCTGGATCAGCAAAAAACTGTAATCTCATTTTCATTTTGTGTTCGTGTTTAAATTCTTTCATTATTCTTCCTTTCCGCCCAGCCAATTCACACTCGTGCCCAGGCCATTCAGTTTTGAAGT